CTAGAGCTCAGAGATGTAAGACGAGAGTATAGATGGTCATACGCGTCCTCCAAGGCGAGATATCCAGTAGGGATGTGCTTTCTCAAGGCACGCCAATCCGGATACTCGACGAGGGAGGCGGTAGCGACCACTGCGCGAAGCTCTACGATCTGGTCCTCTACATATCCTATAAAGGCATCAAGCAAGTGCTCGATGACCCATGTAGAAGTAGGGGATTGGCCAAGTGACCACACTGAGCCAAAGGAACGAGCATAGAAGTATGATCTCGGAGACCTATCGTCTCTGAGCAATACCTTAAATGCTCGCCTTTGGATATGTGATATATGCACACGGCCCGTAGGCGAGTCGAAACCCCAACCACCAAGAGCCTTTGGTAGATGAGGACTTAGGCCAAGGGAGGACAGTTCTTTCATCAAAGAACCCTCCCGTAGGACAAGTAGCCATCTTAGAGAAGATGCTACCTCCTTTTGCGCCTCAGTCCACTTGAACCAAATCAAGCTCTTGGAGAAGGTTTCGCCCCACAGAAACTTCGCGGGAAGTTCTTTTGCACCAGGAAATCGGAACTCAGGTGAGACCAACATCTTTACCTTGAGACTCTCAACATACCATAGGTCCCCTCGGGGACTTAAGGAGTAAGGAGTCTCTGTAAAGATGGCGAACAGGCGACTCTCGAAGTGGGAACCAGAGGAAATAATTCCTCCGGCCCACTTCGTGATTGCCTGCTCATAGGCCCTAAATGAGGCACGAGATCTACGTAACTGGATTTGGTCGTCTCCACAAGAAGCGCACCCGAAGTTTTCCGGGGCCCGAAAGGGCCTAGGAAGAAGTTCGAGGTCATCATCTTGTAGAATAAGAGGCCTTCTAGCGATAGCCCGGCACAACTGGGCTCCTAGACAACAATTAAATTCGTTTAAAAGTTCTAGGAGTGCCCAGTTCGCGGGATTTCCCATAGGGGTTCCTCTTAGACCAAGTCCAGATCTGGTGAAGATTCCATCTCTAGTCTTACATTCATATGTATAGAACTGTTTGCAAACCGAGAGCGGGGAGATAAACTTCAGATATCTCAGGTCGGGTCTGCGATCTACTATGTAAGTCACGAATGACTGACACATGTCGCGGACCAGTTCCCGAGAGAAAGTATCTGTAGCAGACGTTAGGTCTACGCTTAGGGCCTTACGGCCCGGAGCGTAGTCCAAACGTCTTCTCCACCTCTTGATCCAATCGGCAAGTGATTTTGAAGAATAACCTTTAAACATCACAACGCACTCAGGGTCCTGCTCTAGGAATCTGTAAAATGTCGTCCGTAGAAAGTGAAGGAGTCCAGAGACTATAACCGAGGTTGT